CTCCAGCCCACGCTTGCGTCGTCGTTTGGAGGCTCTCCAAGACATGCTGCGGATCTACGACGACCACCCATTGGTCAGGGTAATCCCGTATGAGGAATTGGACTATTGGACAATCTCGGATGCCATTGACTGGCTGACACCGGGAACGTCCCAGCCGATGCTGCATCAACTTATGCATCTGAACATCCAGAGCGATCTGGGTTATAACGTCGAGATGGCGCACGGTGTTAATGAATGGTGGGTGCCTGACGAATTGAAGGAATAGACCATGCCTTTTTTTGCCGCTGCCGCTCTGATGGCCACCGCCACAGTTGGAAGTTCACTGATTGCGTCAGGCGCAGCGTCGGATGCTGCATCGCAACAGGCGGCATCCGCACAACAGGCCAACCAGCTTCAGGCGCAAGCGCTGGCTCAACAGCAAGCCAACCTCGCGCCGTATCAACAGGCTGGCCTGCCCGCCATCACCGCACTGCAACAGGGCTTAGGCCTGATGCCGGGTTCTACGGGTGCAATTGGTCAGGGCGCGCTGAACACCCCGTTCAGCCAACAGCAATTCCAAGCCTCGCCCGCTTACCAGTTTGAACTGCAACAAGGTCTGCAATCCGCACAGAATGCAGCCTCCCGCACGGGCGGTCTTGGCGGCAACCAATTGCTTGCGCTGCAACAACAGGGTCAGGGTCTGGCCCAGATGGATTACCAACAGCAGTTGCAAAACTACCAAGCCCAACAACAACAGCAATATAACCAGCTGATGGGTTTGACGGGCATTGGTCAGGCGGCGGCTGCTGGAGTGGGCGCTGCCCAACAACAATACGCAACGCAAGCCGGTCAAAACCTGATGGGCGCGGCTAACGTGCAAGGTGCTGCTGGCATTGCCGGAGCAAACGCCTTGACCGGCGCCTTAAGCGGCGGGGCCAGTTCATTGTCCAACGCCTATCTGATGCAGCAGCTTTACGGCGGCAACCCGATTGTGTCGCCCAATTATGTTATGACCGGCGCTCCTCTGGCTTCCAGCCCGCTGGACTTCACTTATACGGGACCGTAACCAATGGCGCTCGACACCTCAATCTACGGCATGTTGAACACGCAGTTCCCGCAATTCGATCCGTCGAATGCAATGAACCAAGCGAACATGCTGCAAAAGCTTAAAGCCCAGCAGATGGAAATGCAGGCGGCGCAAGCTGCTTCGCAGAAGGCCAATGCCATTCAGGACGTCTTGGCTCAATCAAGTTATGAGCCGGGTCAAAAGGTCGATGCAAACACGCTCGCCAAGATCCGAGGCTTGGACTTCAATGCGTATTCTGCGTTGGTCAAAGGCAACCTAGAGCAAGACAAATTGACGGCCGAGACCACTAAGCTTCAAGCCGAAACGGATGCCAAAGAATCCGAGCGGATGATGAAGTTTGAGGAAGCCCAGCACGACGCTGCCGGCCGAGCCATGGAAGCTTATACCAGCACCAAAGGTTCTGTTGGTGAGAAGCAAGCAGCCGCGCAGAAGGTCTGGGATCAGGACTTTGCCGACCTCAGTGAGATCGCGCCCAAGGGCCACAAGATGCCTCGCCAGTTCGATCCTGGCACGTTCTCCGTGGCGTCCAAGGATTATCTTGACCGGCAGGAAAAGCGGCGGGAACAAACCTTTAAGGAAGGCATTGAGACGAAACGGGTCGGCATTGAGGGCGCTCGCCTCCAGTTTGAACGTCAGAAGGAGGCGGAATCCGGTTGGACGGTTATGAACGACCCGACCACCGGCGCCACGATCCGATACAACGCCAGAACGGGTAAGGCGTCCACGCTTGATGGAACCCCGATCAAAGCGCCAGAATCTGTTGAAAAGCAGACCGGACGCGCACCGACATACGCCCAGATGGCGGCTGGTGCGTTCAGGCGAGAGTTCAAAGCCAAGAACGGACGCGAACCTACATCCGCTGAGATCCTGGCCGATCAAGCATCAGGCAAGGGCATGGCACGGACCGCCACGCTGAAAAGCCAGATGGACTACTACAGCAACGAGACCAAAGGCCTGATTCCGCAATATGTGGATCGGGTGTCGGCTCTCAACTTGCCGCAAGTGAAGATGTTTCGTGACGCACTTCTGGCCGGCAAGACGCAAGTCAGCGACCCTGCCGTCAGCAAAGCCCTGCTGGCGGCAAATGCTGTCGCGGGTGCTTACGCCCGGTCTCTTGCACCGACGGGTGCGGGTGACGCTGAGACACGCAAGCATGCCAGAGATCTGCTCGGCATCACCAGCCCTGCCGACGCCAGGGCGAAGGGCGAGCAACTCTTGTCGGAGATTTCCGCGATTAAGGCGTCCGCCAAGGAATCCGCTGCTGAAGAGATGCCGCCGGATGGCACTGCGCCTGCCGCGCCAGCTGGCGTGACCGAATACGTTTGGAATCCGGCAACCAAAAAAACTGAGAAGGTGCAACGCTAATGCCTATTCGTGTCAGAGCACCAGACGGCGCATTCATTACGTTTCCCGACGGGACGCCGGATTCGGATATTGCGATTGCAATGGAGCAACACGCCGCGCCAGCTGCAACCAAACCGCCACCCCTTCAACGCGCTCAAACTGCCGCCGACAAGTGGCGCGACACGGGTCGAGCGCTCGCGACGGGTGCGGGCGGAATCATCGGTGGCGCATTGGCGTTGCCGGAAGCTGGCGTGGCGGCGATCCCGACGCTTGGTCTTGGCGGTATAGCAACGGAGGCTGCGGGTGTCGGTTTGGGCGCTGGCCTTGGCGGTCAGTTATATGATTGGGCCACTCAGCAATCTCGTGTTGCCCCAAGAACTACGCTTGCCGAGCAAGGCAGAAGGGCTGCGACGGACGTGGCGGAAGGCGCGGTGTCTGTGCCTGCCGGCATGGTTGCGGGCAAGGTTGTGGAACCTGTCGTCAAACCGCTGGTCAAAACCGCTGTTACTACCGGACGGACGCTCAAGCGGATCGCCGATGCAGCTACAACTCCTGCCGCCAAGGGAAGCACCGGAGTAATTGCCCGCATGGCTGACGCTGTGCACGGGCCTGATGCAGCGCACACTGAAGCGGTCAGAAAAATTGCCCACCGTTTGTCGAAGGGCGCTCACGCAACCGCTTCAGATATCCTTCAAGTGGCTCAGCGCAATCCTGACAAGCCAATCACGTTGATGGATGTCGACATTCCCGACGTGCAAAGTCTGGCTGGCAAGGTGGCCCGCTCTCCTGGCCAAGGCAAAAACATCGTCCAGAACTTTCTGGCCCAACGTGCACAGATGCAGGCCGCCCGCCTCGAACAGGATGTGGTTCGCCAGGTGCAAGGAACGTCGGCGGCTGAAACTATCGACACGTTGCAAAATGCCCGAGAACAATCGTCGCTTCCGCTTTATGAAAAGGCCCGCGCTGCCAACCCCGGCATTCGCACCCCTGTCATTGATGAAATTCTGGCAAGTCCATACGGCAAGCGAGCGCACGACACTGCCATGAATTTGGTGAATACCGACCGAGCTGGTCGCGGTTTGCCTCCCGCATACAATCGGTCTCTGGAGGCGCTGGATATGACCAAGCGCCAAATTGACGCCAAGATTGAATCCGAATTGGACAAGTCCGCCCCCAACATGAACGAGGTCCGCATCCTTACCGGGTTGAGAAATCGACTTCTGGAAGAGCTTGACGCCAATGACGCGACCGAAGGCGGATACAAATCCGCTCGCGAGGCTTGGGGTGGGCCTTCGCAATCGATCATGGCGGTCAAGGTGGGCGAGCAGGCACTGGGCAACAGCGGGCAAGTAAACGCTGCAAAAGTTGCTGGTATGAGCGAATCCGATCGGCAGTTTGCGCTGATGGGTTTGGCGAGCAAATTGCGTCAACGGTTCCTTGATTCCGCCGCGCCTAATCGCGCCAGGTGGTTGGCTCAAAATCCGTTCAAGCAGGAATCTATCCGTCCGTTTTTCATTTCGGACGCGGAATACAAAGCCTTTTTGGAATCCATCACGTCGGAAAACCAGATGCTGCTGTCTGGTCAAAGGATCACGGGCGGATCTCAAACCGCTGAACGTATGGTGGAAGAAGGTGCAGACGCTTTTGACGCGGTGAAGCACGGTGCAGCGGCGTTGGCCAAAGGTAAAACTGGCAACGCGATTGGCGCTGCCGAAAGCACCATGAATTTTCTGCGGTCTTTTGACAAAATCCGCAACCCGACGCTTGCGAAGGAAATGGCAGAAATCTTTACCGCACCGTTGAGCGAAGAAGGCTCTGTTGCCAACCAGATTCTGCGTGACGTGGTGTCTGGTCGAGATCCGGTGACGAGGCTTCAGCAGGGCTACGCTCGGCTGCGGCCCACAATGACTACGCCCACCCGTCCGTTCAATGCTTTGGCGGCGCAGCGGAATGTGATGCAACCACCACCCAATGGCCAACAATGAACCGCATAGACATCCGCTTCATCCCTGGCGAAGAACAACGCTACGATACGCTGGGTGACTGGTGGTTCGCGGACGACTGCCTGCATATCCGCTCGACGGGGGATGAACCGGAAGCCCTGCTGATCGCGCTGCATGAGCTTGTGGAGGCGTACCTCTGCAAGCGGCGGGGTGTATCCCAAGAAGCAGTGGATGCCCATGATTGGCGGTTCCAAGCCGAGCTAGAGGCCAAACTGCATCCAGATGACGCCGAGCCGGGTGATGATCCCCGCGCACCGTACCGTCGCGAGCATCGTTTCTCCATGCTCATGGAAATGCTATTAGCTCATGAGCTGGGGCTTGATGGCTACGGGATCTGCAAATGAAAGTTTTGCTTATCGATGCAGACAACATTGGCCTCGACTTCGCGGTGCGCTGCGAAGCCTATGGGCATGAGGTCCGGTGGTATCGCTACAGCAAGAAACCCACGCGCAACGGTGAAGGCTTCCCCGGCATCACCATTGTGGACGATTGGAAGCCGTCCATGTCCTGGGCAAAGAATGGCCTGATCGTCACCACGGCCAACGCCAAGTTCATGCCCGAGCTGGATCGTTACCGTGACATGGGGTTTACAATATTCTCACCAACGGTTCGGTCCTCAAAGCTAGAGATTGACCGCAAGGCTGGGCTGGATGCCATGAAGCGGGTGGGCATTGATGTCCCTGACTATCAGGTCTTCAACAGCCTCAAAGAAGCCGAGACCTTCGCCCGCAAATCGGACAAGTCTTACGTCTTCAAGACCATGGGCGACAACGAGGACAAGTCCCTGTCCTACGTCTCCACGGATCCTGCCGATCTGGTGGGCTGGCTTCAAAGGAAGCAGGCACAAGGGCTAAACCCCAAGGGCCAGGTCATGCTTCAAGAGAAGATCGACATGATTGCTGAGGTGGGGGTGAGTGGGTGGTTTGGACCGGAAGGGTTCCTGCCCAACAAGTGGCAAATCTGCTTTGAGCACAAGAAGCTGATGCCTGGGAACTTTGGCCCCAACACCGGAGAGCAAGGCACCGTCTGCCAGTATGTCGAACAAGACAAGATGGCGGATGAAATGCTGATGCCTATGGAAGCCGAGCTTCTGAAGGCTGGCCATCGGGGCGACTTTGCCATCGGCTGTGGGATCGACTCCAAGGGCAAGGCTTGGCCGTTTGAGTTCACGTGCCGGCTGGGCTGGCCTGCGTTCTTCATCCAGTGCGCGTCTCACCCCTGCGACCCTGCCCAGTGGATGTATGACCTTCTGAGGGGGGAGGACAGCCTTAAGGTCTCCCGCGATGTTTCCATGGGTGTTGTGCTGGCGCAGCCTCGTTATCCTTACGGTGACGCTGAACCCAAGGAAGTTGAGGGGAATCCGATTGCTGGTGCGGACGAGATGTGGGACCAAGTACACCCGGTGGATATGATGATCGGGAAGGGACCGGCCATGCAGGATGGCAAGGTCGTTGAGAAGCCGATTTATCAAACCAGCGGCGAATATGTTATGGTGGTGACCGGACTTGGGAAGACGGTTTCCAAGGCGAAAGACAAGGTCTATGGCGCCGTGGACAAGATCAAGTTCTCCAACATGATCGTCCGCAACGATGTCGGAGACGGTGTCATCAAGAAGCTGCCTGAGCTGCACAAGTTCGGCTATGCGATGGATATGCAGCCATGACCGCGCCCAAACTGACGAGCTACAACACAGGCACCCCGGCTACCGCCATCACTGGCGATCAGCTCAACACGTTCATTCAGTCTTGCGACAATATGGCGCAGCTGCGGGCTTTTCCTGCTGCGCCTGGACAAATGGTTTATGTGCGGGGGTTCTCCACCATCAATGATGGCGGGCAAGGCTTTTTCTATTATGCGCTGGGATCCGCAACGGATGACGGCGGCGTCAGTACGGTAGTCCCTGCGACCTATCCCCCTGCGTATTGGTATCGGTCTTCTGGCCTTAACACCATCAGCCAGAACTACGTTCGCAACACGGCGGTTGGCCAGACCACTATCACCGCCAATTACACGCCTGGTTATGTGCTGGTTTATCTCAACGGCGTCCTGCTGGCGCCGAGCGACTACACCGCGACCAATGGCACGACCATCACGCTGTCCGTTGCCGCTGGATCGGGCGACACGCTGGACGTTTTCAGCCTTTCTACCATTTCAATCTACAACGCAGCCACGACTTCTCTAAGCAATGTAGCTAGCGTCAGCCTTGGCAATTATGCAAATGATGCTGCCGCACAAGCCGCGGGTGTACAGGTTGGCCAACTTTACAGAAATGGGTCTGTCGTACAGGTTAGGGTAAATTGATGTCTATTCCTCGCAATTTGGCCCTGTTTGCTGAAAATATCACTTCCTCTGGTGTGCTAAATACATCAGGCGGCGGGACTGGTACGACTACCCTTACCGGAACCGGCAATCTTGTGTTGTCCAATAATCCCACCTTATCTTCGCCCACGCTGACGACACCAAGCATTACAAGCCCAACGGTATCCAATGGCACATTCACAAGCCCCACGTTTGTGACGCCAGCTTTAGGAACCCCTACGTCTGGCATTGCTACCAATCTAACTGGATTGCCCTTGACGACTGGCGTTACCGGAACGCTACCCATCGCCAATGGCGGCACCGGCGCGACTAGCGCGTCTGCGGCTTTAACGGCCATGTCTTATTTGGCGTCTAGTACTGGCGCAACAAGCAGAACGGCAACTGCTAAATTGAGTGATTGGGTCAGTGTCCTAGATTACGGAGCGGACCCAAGCGGCACCGCAGATTCTTCAACGGCATTTCAAAACGCAATCAATTCTGCGGTTGCGGGAGATGGCGCAATTCAAGTCATGGTTCCCCCTGGACAATATAAAATCACGGGTTTGACGTGGTCGAGTTCATATCAACTTGTGTTGCAGGGCATTGGTCGTCCCCGTCTAATATTAAACAGCACTTCGGGAACAATATTGACCAGCTCTGGAGCTGGTGGGTGTTTTATTAAAGATATGGACGTCATTGCGCCAAGCGCAGGTTACGCTACATCAAATTATTTTTTTATTTTTGCTGGCGGTCCTTGCGATCTGGAAAATATCTTTTTTTTAAACGGTTACAGTTTGGCGGTTTGGGGAGCCGGGTGCGCGAGTTGCGGAGCGAGAAATATCCGTGCGGCGGCTATGTCAAATTCGGGATTTACCGTCGATGTGTCTCAATCTTCCGGCGGTCAACAATATGGCATCATTACTTTTGAAAAATTGGCGTTCCAAGGAACCTCGTCAAACAACGGGATCGGTTTGAATTTTATATCTGGAGACACCATTACCGTAAGCGATGCCAATATCGCCGGATTTTATTTGCCAATTCAAGTTGCTCCAGTTGCGGGCCATTCTTATTTGGCCAATTTGTTTTTTGAAAATGTTTTGGCTGACGGTGCGGGCGGTCCCGCATCAACGCAGCCTGGTTGGATTTTTGATGGAACAAACAATTTTTTGGCCAGGATTAGCTTAAGCAATTGTTGGTCATCGTCTATGGCAAACGTGGGCGTTTACATCAAAAATGCCAAATCTCTTTTGTTGAATAACGTTACTGTTTTGCAAAATGCAACTCATGGAATATTTCTTGACACCGGCACAAGAGAAATCCGCATAAACAACTGTATTGTTTCTGGAAATTCGAACGCATCTTCGGGAACATCAAGCGGTATTGTTGTCGCGTCAAATGTAAACAATTTGACAGTAACAAACACACGCAGCGGGCCAACATACAACGGCACTTCAAGCGCAACATTTGCAAACACACAAAGCTATGGACTGGTTTTTGTTGATGCAACGTGCACAAATTACATCATCGCAAACAATGATTTTAGTGGAAACGTAAACGGTCGGTTGCAACCAAGCAGCGGAAGTGGCGGTGGCACTTCTGGAACGACTTATTTCATTTCCAATAATATCGTAACGTCAACTTACATAACGTAAGGCAAGCCATGTCCGTTTCCCTGCTCCCCAGCATCATCCCTGAGTTCCTGATCCAGGGCGTCCCGGCCTCTGGGGGGCTGCTGTATACCTATGCAGCGGGGACCACGACCAAGCTTGCGACCTATACGGATTCCACGGGGTCCACTCCCCAAACAAACCCCATTGTGCTGAATGCCCGAGGTGAGCCGCAGAACACGCTGGGCAATTCGGTGGGCCTGTGGCTGACCAACTCCACGGCTTACAAGTTTGTGCTATCGCCCTCGACGGATACCGACCCGCCCACGAATGCGATCTGGACCATTGACAACATCACCGCCGGACAGCTCACCGGCACCAGCTACACGGCCTCTGGAACCAACGCCATTGCGCTGACGCCCACCAACAACACGCCCACGCCCGTCGCCTATGCAAACTACAACACATATGTGTTCGCCGCCCCCGCCACCTCCACTGGGCCGGTGACCATCCAGGTGGGATCGCTTGGGTATCTGAATGCCTACATCAACGGTGTCCAGGCAACGACGGGCCAGATTCAGTCCGGTGAGGTGGTCATCGCGGTTTATAACAGCGCACTCAACTCGGGCGCTGGTGGCTTTGCGCTCTATCTGTCGGTCAACCCGCAGCAGCTTCTGTATGGTGCCGATACCGGCTCCGCGAACGCTTACGTGGTCAACCCGACCAATGTGCTTTCCGCGCTCACCACTGGGCAGATCATCACTTTTATCGCAACCAATGCCAACACCACGGCGTCCACGCTGAACGTGTCGGGCCTCGGGGCGAAAGCAATTGTTAACCAAGCTGGCGCGGCTCTGATTGCCAACCAGATCTTGGCCGGCAGCACGTGCATCTGTGTCTACAACGGCACCAGCTGGGTGATGTCCAACACGGGATCCACCGGCTATCTGAATGCTCCAACGGTCACCAATGGTCTCACCGTGGACAGCTTTGCGGGTGCTGGTCTCGCTACTAATGCCCAAGCCAAGGCTTCTTCCGGTAGTGTGGTGCTGACGCCGTCCTCCATTGCGGGCAACGTCACAACCGGCGCTAACGGATCGATTGCGCTTCCTGGCGGCTACATTGAAAAGTGGACCGCAATATCGGGGACGATCAACACAAACAGCAGTTACACGTGGCCGGTTGCATTTCCGACGGCAGTGGACAACGTGCAGATTTCATTTACTGCGGCGTCAGTGTTTTCTCCCAGCCTGAACTACATCATCACGATCAATTCGGCCTCAACCAATGCGTCAACGGTCGCGTGGTTATGGCAAACCAGCAACGGTGGTACAAACGGTTCTGGATCGTCCACTACCATATACATCCGCGCTTTGGGGCATTGATCATGACCGACTGGCAAGCAGCATTTGACGGCGCAGTGGCCCTGGTCTTTACCGGGATCGGTTGGTTTCTCGCCACGCTCTATCGGGACATGCGGTCTCTGGAACAGAACCTCACCGATCTGGTGCAGGAACTCCCAAACACATACGCTAGACGGGATGACCTCAAGGACCTGATCTCCGAAGTCCGCGCCACGCTGCGTAGGATTGAGGACAAGCTCGACGGGAAGATGGACAAGTGACGACGCCGTTCCTCGCTGACGACATCGAGAACGAGGAGGGCCGGTTCCTGCACGCTTATCCCGATCCGCTGACGCATGCGGCGCCGTGGACGGTGGGTGTAGGTTTTACAGGGCCTGAGATCGGACCCAACACGATTATGACCGACGCACAAGTGGATGCTGAACTAGACCACCGGGTCGAGATGATCTGCGGCGAGCTGGATGCGAAGATCCCTTGGTGGCGTGACCTGTCTGATGTTCGCCAGGATGTGGTGGTCCAGATGGCCTACCAACTCGGGATCGGGGGGCTGCTGACCTTCACCCAGACGCTGGCTTGCCTCAAGGGCGCGGACTGGTCTGGAGCGGCGGCGCATATGCTGGACTCTCGTGCAGCATGTCAGACGCCTGCCCGGTGGAAACGCCAAGCTCGGCAGATGCTGCTGAACGAACGGGTGTGGTTGTAAATCAAGGGGTTGCGTGATATATCGCGCGTGAGAGGTGCATCATGCTTCAAGAGATGATTGACGCCGTTATTCGCCACGCCTTGACGGGCTTTGCTGGCGTACTCGTAGCCCATGGATATGCAACCAATGACCAGGCGCAGGCCGTGGTGGGTGGTGTCATGGCGCTGATCGGGATCTACCTGTCGTACAAACACAAGCAAGCCATGCTGAAGGGTCACTGATGTCGCTCACCTCGCAACTGCTCAAGAACCAGATCACCGTTGAGGACTTCGCCGTGAAGGCTGCGGCTGACGTGTACAAGGCCGTGCAATGGTTCCAGGTGATCCCCGGTGTGATCTCGGTGGAAACGTGGCTGCTGAACAAGCTGGAAGCCTACATTGCGGCATCTGCCGGCGGGCTGTTCGCGGTCAACGTGATTGATCTCCTCAAGACCGAGCTTGCCAAGCTCACGGCACCGCACAATCCCTGATGGGCACTCCGCCTCTCAACCTTGAGGCCGCTCGCGAAACCATGGAGCGGGTGGAGGTTGAGTTGCGGGCGGGATACCGACCCCGTGGCATGACGGGATCGGGCATGGGCGCCATAGCTGCGGCTGCTCAAAAGGCGGTCGCAGATGGGTTTGTGAAGACCACGAGCTCCTTTGAGGCACGGATCACCCGTTGCGCGACTATGGGTCTGGAGCCTGATTGGACGCTCTACCGTCCGCAGCGATACCAGCAGCCTGTGCCGCGACAAGTCATCACCCCAGCTGCACAGCCAGTGATATCAACGCCGGGACATGGATCCCGGCTTCTTGTTATTGGCGATCTCCATCAGAACCCCGGACAACCTCACAGGCTGGAAGTGCTTACGTGGATTGCCCGGTATGCCTCAAAGGAAAGGTTTGAGCGCATCATCCAAGTGGGGGATTGGTCGAGCTGGGACAGTGTCTCGGCGCATGACCGCAACGACACCATGGCTGGCCGGCACAAGCCCAGCATCCGCCAGGACATGGAGAACCTCAAGCAGAGCCTGCAAGCCTGGAGGGCGGGGATCGCTTCGGGATATCGCCCCAAGCAGGACATCCTCCTAGGCAACCACGAATACCGCCTGGAAAGATGGTGCAACGCCAACCCTGAGACAGCGGAGAGTTTCACCGTTCAGCGGGATGAACTCTTCACGCAGTTCGGCTGGCGTGTCCGGCCCTATGGGGAGTTGTTCTACGTCAATGGGGTGGGGTTCGTGCATCACCCCGTCAATGGCGCTGGCCGGGCTTACGGAGGCGCTACAGGCCCCCAGCGGGCAGCCAATCACACGACATGTCCGATTGTGTCAGGCCACACCCACCGCCGCCAGGTGCATGATGCTCCCAAGATCGGGCCTACGGATAGCATCAGCATGGTTGAGGTGGGCTGCGGAATGCCTTGGGGCGAGATTGAATCCTACGCCCAGCACTCAAGCACCGGCTGGTGGTGGGGTGTGGTGGACATGACGGTGGTGGATGGAACCATCACCGACGTTGCGTTTGTTTCGATGCTGCGGCTTGAGACAGAAAATAGCAGCCGCGCTTAGATGCCTTTGGGCATCCTTCCCACCAGTACCAGCATGTGCCGGGTCCTGCGTTCGGATCTCGCGAGCATGCGCTTTTAGAAAGCGAACTTTGTTCGGGGAACAGGTTTGGCTGGATCATGGCATGGCTTCAGAAACAAGCCGCTCAGTCAGAGGCGAATAGGAACGAATTTTAGCAATTGCCGCATCCCTTTTAGCTAACTCGGCGGTTAGCCGATCTATCGTGGCATGGAGCGTTTCCACTTCATTTTGAAGCTGGGTAACCGCTCGGCCCATGGCAAGCGTCAATTCCATTTCGGGTACTTTACGGCTCACGGCTCACCTCCAAGGGCGGCGAGGATTGCTTTTTTGAGTACGTCCCCAATGTCCGCCACAAGGTCGCCGTCACTCCAATAAGCCGCCGCTGCGCTATCCAGTGCCTCCTCCGTTGTCACATGCTCACGGATCGCGGCGAGGATGGCGTCGGCTAATGCCTTGGTCTGTGGGATCGTCGTGGCCGTTCCCATTTCCTCAATTTCCGCGATGATCTTCTCTCTAAGCGTCATGGCTCTTATCCTCCGCAGCGTGGAAGCGGGGCGACGTGGTTCCGTGCTTCAAGATATTTTCACAGTGCTGCTTGAGCACGGTGGCGGCGCGGTTGATGTGCATACGGTTTAGCTTTTCGCCCTTCACGTATTCCGCGTGGTAGCCAAGCTGAGTCAAAACCATAGCTTCCCGCCCCTCCCGTTCAGCAAGCTGGGCCAAGGCGCACTCGTAATGTGCTGGACCCCATGTGTGGCATCCCGGCCCATGGGTTCCGATCCGACCGGCGCGGTGTTGCTCGTACTTCAGGCAGCGTTCGGCATCCGCAAGCTGGGCAGTCAGGCGGTCTACCTCGGCAAATAGGGTGGCGAGGTCTTCAAAGGCTTCCTCTTGTCCGTCGTAGTCCAGCCCGCGCAATGCAGCCCATTGCTCTCGCGTTCGATTAAGTTTCATTGCTACCTCCAAGGGCGCGGAGGGCGGCTGCCGCAGCGGTTGCACAAGTCACGCTCTCGTACCCGCCATCGTCTCCGGCCCATTCCAAACATTCCGCCGCAATGTCCAGCGCTTTCCGCAGCCGTTCGTTCTCACGGATCAGCGCAAGGCAGTCCTCGGCAAGGGGTCGGCTGTCAGCGCGGACCGTCATGGCCGCAAGCTGCTCAATGGTGTGGTTCAGCTTCACGGCTCACCCCCAAGGGCGCGGCGGGCGGCGTTGACCCACACTCCAACGTCAAAGTGCATGTCGCCGCCTTCGACATAGCGCCACTGCTGCATGTCGGGCGATGTCAGGATTTCGACGCCGCGTTCCAGCGCCTCCCGTAATTTGTTGTAAGAATTTTCAAGGTCGGAGCGGCTTAACGTCACCATGTCGATTTCGGCACAGGTGCGGGTGTTCCAGCGCGAAATGGCTTTGCTGGGATGTCCGTGCGGGCCTTCAGCCAAACAATCGCAACACACCACTATGGTGTAAGCGCCATGTCCGTTGGTGGATAAGTCATGACTGCCGCAGAATGGGCACGGCTTGCAGGCATTGAGATCAACAGTCACGATCAAAGTCCTCCCATTCTTGGGCCTCTGAAACATCGTCTTCCTGATCGGGAATATTTCGCATGTCAGATGCGTTTAAATCCCCAGATGTTCCCGAGCGGTAATTTGTCCGAAGTGCGCGGTTTTCTTCGGACAGCCTCGCGTTCTCAGCCTCTGCTGCGCGGAGGGCGGTGATGAGGTCGCGCGTCACTCTTGCAAACCGCCATTGATCGCCGTCCACCATCGTCTGGCGACAGTCCTCAGCCTCAGATATCAGGTCAGCATCGCTCACGGCTCACCTCCAAGGGCGGCGAGGATGGATGCTTGCAAGCAGGCCCTGCCGTCCCAAACAGGTGCAGAGGTGTAGTAGCCTTCGTAAGTCCGACCGGCCCGCTCCACCGCCTCGGGGCTGGTCATGTGCTCACGGATCGCGGCGAGGATGGCGTCGGCAGGCTCTGACACGTTCCAGAGCAACGGGTCGCCATTGCGGTCATGGAATTGCGCTCCAACGGTATCGGTCAGAACTAGCAACAGTCGTTCTCTAAGCGTCATGGCTCTTATCTTCCGTGCGGTCGAATGGGTTGCGCCGGGGGCACAGGGGCGCCCGACAGGTCTTCTCGCTGGTCGGCGGGCAGATGCAGCCCATGGGCTTCTCAGCGGCCCCGGCCTCACGCGCCCGGCGGCAACCGTTCTTGAGGCAGTCGGCATCGCAACAAGCGCAGATGATCTCGCTCATCCCTCACCCTCCGCAGCGTGGAAGCGGGCTAGGGCGTTGTTGACCTTGGCGTCGTGGAATTGATCCAGCCTTGCGCCCCTCACCACTTCCAATGCCTCGGCCATCTGCCGCGCGATCCCCTCCCGTTCAGCAAGCTGGGCAGTCAGGCGGTCTACCTCGGCGAACAGGGTGGCGAGGTCAGTCGTCCACATCGGCACGCATCCAGTCTCGCGCTTGAAATCGCCTTCGATCTCGGCCCATTCCTGTCGCGTTCGATTAAGTTTCATGTCCGATCCTTCCCGACGGCGTATCCGACGATTAGGCCAAGCCCGAAGATGGCGAGCGCGCCCCACACGGCGTAGATGACTTCTTCATGCATCGGGGCTACCTCCAAGGGCGCGGCGGGCGATTTCTTCATGAAGAAGGTTCCAAGCACCGGTAAGTGCTCGCGCGATGTTGGCGCTGTTGGGGCTCATGCCGGTGTGGCAGACCACTGTCCCCGTGCCTTCGACATAAAGCCCGTGCATGGGTTGCGGGCCGTTTAAGCCGAAGTGTTGCTCGGTCAGCTTGACGCTTTTCGCCATGCATTCGGCGTGGCCTTCGCCGTCCATTGCATCGGTTGCGCCCCACTCGGCGCGCCCGACCTTAAGAACGACCTCCGCAATTTCCGGCGGTATGTTCCACGGGATTTCGTTTTCCCGCAGCGCCTTCTCCCTAGCCTCTGCTGCGCGGAGGGCGGTGATGAGAGTCGCAACGTGTCGCCGCGCTTCTGATGTCGCAACGGCGGGCGATGTGAAATACGCCTCAGCCTCAGCTATCAGGTCAGCGCTCTGGCTAGGGGCGGTGTCGGGGGTGCGGGTGTTCCATGCGGTGATGGCTGCGGCTTCCGTGTCCCTGTCACCCGGACAGGCTCCGCAATTTTTGCACAAAACCCAATGCGCTTTAGGTAGCATAACGCGGTTGCACTTAAGCGCCTCGCCGCCGCAAAACGGGCACGGCTTCAGGTCTGTGTGGGTCATGTGCTGACATCCTCTCCGTAGCCGTAGCCGGAGCCGAAGCCGTCGCCGTAGCCGGAGCCGAAGCCGTAGCCGAAGCCGTCGCCGTAGCCGT